TCTATCAAATTCAACCCTGGCATTTTCAAGGTCAACTATATCACAGTCCAAATCTTCAGCAATTTGGGCTGCTGCCAATGTTAAATCGTCTGGAGGTGGAAACTGATCAACGCGGTCATACTGTTCAAACCAGCGCTCATCACGTTTTACCTCTTTCTCCCATTGGTCACTTTTGACATTCATACTGCTAGTTATTCTGACAACAGCCCTGGCCCAATCGCTCAACAAAGGTGTCTCAGGGTCTGTCAATAGATATCCTGCAGCAGATCTGTACAACACCACACATGTTGGCACATGGATGTCTGCCTTAGTCATGTGCAGCTTCATCATCTGTCGTTTCACGCATGTATAACTTCCTAGTCCTCCAACCCATGGATCAAATACTCTAGAAAGAAAAACGACAGGCTTGCCTTTATAAGACACTTCAACCTTAGATTTTTCTCCCATATAATTGCAGACTCGTGCAAAACAATCAGGATCAAGATCAAAGTTAACAGAGTCGTCTCCAAGTTGTGCTCCTAGCATGGCAAGAACCTCTTTTGGCGTACGTGCAGGATATTGCTCACGAAATGCAATGTAAGATATTAAACCATTGTCAAAAGTATTCATGACACTAGTCTCAGGACTACCAGATAACCGGGAAGTCCCAACATTGTATTTTATACCATGTTGTGTGTAACCAGTTGCTCCAGACTGTTGTTTGAGCAACTGTTCAACCTTATCTTTGTAAGGTGCAGCAAACATGGTGCGGCAAAGTTCTATCTCAGCATCCAGCAAAAACTTACTTCGTCGTCCATCAAATTTGCTGAAATCTGAGCTGATGCACGTTGATGCACCCCATGCCTTATCTGCTATTCTAGCAGCTATTTCAACTGGAGTAAGTCCAACAAAGAACCAGTGTTGTTTCTTCAAAAACCTAGAGATAGAGTACATGTATGACGAATGCTCCATCTTAAAAGGTCCAGGAACTTGGGAAGTATTGCGTGGTGCTGTAATTTTCCCATACTGCTCTCTTTTCTGAAAAGCAGTAACAACAAACTTAACAAGGTCACCAACAACATGTTGGGCCTTGTCTAATATCGACCGTTGTGAAGGCCGAAACTGTTTCTCGTAGACTTGGTCAAATTCATCTGGTATCAAGGTTCCAGCTTTGCCATCAGCAATGGCCTGAACAAACTCATGAACATAACGCTTGTATGGAAATGGATATTTCTTGTTTATCTGATCATACACTCGACCTTGAATACATGCATTGTCATTAGAGGCAGATGAAGTGGGTATAGCAGTGCCCAAACAAATGGGCAAAAAGTATTGCTCTATCTCTCTAAGAGACTCCTTCACTTCTGCTAGACACACATCACGTGACAAGGCTGTATAATGAGGGGAAAATTCTGGAATTGTTATTAACCGAATCTTTCCGTTCATGAATAGTTCAGGTTGCTCAGTCATTGCTTGAGTCAACAACATAGTCTGGACCTCTGGGCGACAACTATTAGACCACTTAGGATGATATTTTGATTCCATAGCAGTTCTAAGCCCAGATTGGACATTGGCTATTGGGGCATGTTTAGACGATGCCACTTTTGATGCTAACATGTAACCAATGTCCTCAGGAACTGTCACTTCATGAAACAGTCCTGGCCTCGACACCGAAAGAAAAACCGCAGTCTTGGGGTCATTGGTCAACACTTTCACACAAGTGTATTTTCCATAGTTGTATTGCATGCGAGATATGGTATCTTCAGCATACATCCA